TGGTGCTTTAACAGGTTCTATTTATGTATTTACAGATGCTGTAGAAGGTGATTATACATTATTTAATAATACAACTGGTTCTCATACTTTAACTTTTGCTAATACTGGTCATGCTGCTAATGGTGTTGCTATTACTCAAAGTCAAAAAGCATTAGTATATACAACTGGATCAACTGTAGTTGATGTACTTGCTGGAGCAGGTTTAACAACTTTAACAGGAACACAAACTTTAACAAATAAAACTTTAACAGCACCTAAGATTGGAACTTCAATTTTAGATACTAATGGAAATGAATTATTACTTTTAACAGCTACAGGTTCTGCAGTTAATGAATTAACAATAGCTAATCAATCTACAGGAAATAATCCAACTATTACTGCTTCAGGTGAAACTAATGTAGGTATTAATTTAGTACCAAAAGGTACTGGTATTTTACAAGGTGGTGGTTCAGCTTTAAAAATTGCTGGAAAAGAAACTATGTGGGTTCCTGCACCAGCTATGTTTGGACCAACTACTAACCCTGCAGATTCAGCACAAGTAGAAACAACAGCAGGAAGACCAGATTTAAAAGTATTTGATTTTGATGCTAGTACAAAACAATACACTCAATTTTCAGTAGCTATGCCAAAATCTTGGAATGAAGGAACAGTAACTTACCAAGTTTATTGGTCACCTTCTACTACAAATACAGGAAATGCTATTTTTGGTTTACAAGGCGTTGCATGTGCAGACGGTGATACTATTGATGTTGCATATGGAACAGCAATAGAAATTACAGATGCTGGAATCGGAACAGTTGAAGATCAACAAGTTACATCTGAAAGTGGCGCTGTTACAATTGCAGGTTCTCCTGCAGCAGGTGAGCAAACTTACTTTCAATTATATAGAGATGCAGCAGATGGTAGTGATACTTTTACAGGAGAATGTAGAGTTCTAGGGATCAAATTATTCTTTACTACTGACGCTGCTAATGATGCATAAGGAGAATAGAATATGTTTGGATATCAAGTTTTAGGATTTGGTTCAGGAGGTGGAGTACCTTTTATTGGAACGGCTGATTTTTTAGTCGTAGCAGGAGGAGGTGGTAATGAATCAGGTCAAGGAGCAAGTAGAGAAGCCGGCTCGGGAGCAGGTGGTTTAAGAACATCTTATGGAGCAACTTCAGGTGGTGGAGCATCAGCACAAGGTCAATTAACTCTTACAGCAGGCGCACAATACACAGCTACTGTTGGTGCAGGTGGAAGCGGACATTCTCAAGGAGCTACAAGTTCATTTTCAGGACCAGACATATCAACTGTATCAACATCAGGCGGCGGTGAAGGTTCAGATGGAGACAATCGACCTGGAGGCGGAGGCGGCTCAGGCGGTGGCGGCTGGTACTCAGGCGGTGGTGGCGGAGCTGGAACAGCAAATGAAGGATATCCAGGTAGTGTAGGATTCAGTGGAAACCCATACGGCGGAGCTGGTGGAGGAGCTGCGGGCGCAGGAGGGCGAGATACAGCAAATGGTCCAGGTTTAGCAGTTTCTATAACAGGTTCTAGTGTAACTTACGCTGTTGGCGGTGAGTCAAATCAATATCCATCTGGGGGTAGAGATGCTAATGGAGTAACAAATACCGGAGGCGGAGCAAGTGGAATAGGAACTGGAGGTTCTGGCGTAGTTATTTTAAGAGTACCTACATCAGATTATACTGCTACAACAACTGGTTCTCCAACAGTTTCAGAAGATGGTGATTTTACAGTAATAAAATTTACAGGGAGTGGAACTTATACTTCCTAAAATACTATGGCACATTTTGCAAAACTAAACGACGGAAATATAGTTGAAACAGTTGAAGTAGTAAGTAATGATGTTGCATCAACTGAACAAGCTGGTGTAGATTTTTTAAATAATATTTATGGTACAAGTGATGTGTGGAAACAAACTTCTTATAACACTCACGGTGGAGTTCATTTATTAGGAGGAACACCTTTTAGAAAAAATTTTGCTGGAAAAGGTTATACATATGATGAAGCAAAAGATGCTTTTATTGCTCCGCAAAATTATTCTTCTTGGATATTAAATGAAACAACATGCCAGTGGGAAGCACCTGTTGCAAAACCAGAATTAACACAAGAACAATTTGATAATGATCTAAGATATCATTGGAATGACGAAAACCAAACTTGGGATTTAGTAGATATTTCAGAATTAAGATAATTTATTAAATAAATAAAGAAAGATAGTAATGAGTAAGACTTTTATTCGTATAGATAATTTCTTATCTAAAGAAGAATGTAATAAACTTATTGAAAAATTTAAACAATCAAAAGATTCAGTTTTAAAATATAGAAATACATTTACTGTAAAAATTAAACCAGAAAATATTTTAGAAAAAATAAATAATCAATTTAAATTTCATAATTTTTTAAAACCAGATAATTGTGAAATAGTTATGTGGCCAGTGGATTCTTATATGAAAATACATATTGATAATGGAGATAAGTTTTCTTTTTTCTTATATTTAAATGATGATTTTGAAGGAGGAGAAACAGTCGTGGAAGACATTACGGTTAAACCTAAACAAGGTAGAATAATAGTCTTTAGTAATGGTGTTATGTATCATGAAGTAAAACAAATTAAAAAAAATAATAGGTTTATGTTAGCAGGGTGGTATAATTAGTATAATCTAGAAATAATATGAAAAAACCTATCGACAACCCATCTTGGAATCTTTACTTAGATCAAGTATGCAGCTTTGCTTATTGGCAAAAAGTTTTTACTAAAGAGGAGTGTGATAAAATAATTAAGATTGCGCATGCTAAAGGTTTAATGCAAGGCATGACTAGAAAAAATAAAGTAGACAATATTAGATCAAGTAAAATTTGTTGGTTATATGCAAACGATGACTTAGATTGGGTTTTTAGAAAAGTAACTGATATTGTTTTAAATCTTAATGATAGGTTTTTTAAGTTTGATATTTTTGGATTAAACGAAGGTTTTCAATTTACAAATTATAAAGCTCCTGGAGATAAATATGGAAAACACATAGACAGATCTCAAAACATGATTGTAAGAAAATTATCTTTAAGTATACAATTAACTGATCCTAAAGAATACGAAGGTGGTGAATTATATATCTATGAAGGCGATAAAGGAGAAAAAATGAAACAAGGACAAGGAGACCTAATTTTATTTCCATCTTATATGTTACATGAAGTTAAACCAGTAACAAAGGGAGAAAGAAATTCTTTAGTTTGTTGGGTAACTGGAAAACAATTTAAATAAAAGTGAATCATAATTTATTTTCTGTAGGTCTTTATAAAACTAAATTAAATTTAAATGTTAATAACATAGTAAAATATTTAAAAAATTTAAAAAAGAAAGACAGCGGTAGAAATATTAGTAATCCTAAAAATATGGGTTGGCAATCAAATGATATAGATGCTGTTATTTTTTCTTCCTCTGGCACAGTTACTCCTTCATTAAAGAAAGACGACTTTGTAGAATTACAAGAACAATTAAAACCACACCTATTAGAATATATGAACACTATGTCTTTATGTGGTATTGCTAAAATGGGCTCTATGTGGGCAAACATAAATAGTTACAAAGATTATAATGAAGTGCACACACATGGCGGCACACAAATCTCTTGTGTTTATTATGTAAAAACTCCTGAAAATTGTGGAGAGATATTTTTTGAAAACCCATTTAACACTATAGATATCTCATGGGCTAATTGTAAAAAAACATTTACACCATACACAGCCTCTAAGATATTAATGAATGTAGAAGAAAACGATTTATTTATTTTTCCTGGTTGTTTGGCCCATGGAGTAAAACCTAATTTAAATAAAACAAAAGATAGAGTTTCTATTGCCTTTAACATATTAATAGAATAGTGAATTATTTACATAAATATACGGTTCCAAATTTTTTAAAACATAAAAATAACATCATTAATTTAATTAAAAAATTACCTATTAATCCTTATAAAGATAAAGCACAAAGCATAAGCCATACTGATTGGAACACTACCAAATCTACAAAAAGAGAATATTTAGATTATGTAATAAATAATGTTTTTCCAGACTTTGCTTTATATTGTTGTCAAAAGTTTAACATAAATAAACTAGAAATAAAAAATGCATGGTTTCAATTTTATAAACAAAATGATTTTCATAAACCTCATTTGCATGGTGGATGTCATTTTAGTAGTGTTTTTTATATTAATCTACCAGGTAAATTAAAAACTAAAATATATGATTTAGATAATAACGTTATTAATTTTGATGTATCAGAAGGAGATATAATAAGCTTTCCAAGTTTTTTAAAACATGAATCATTAACAAATTTAAGTAATAAAGATAAGATAGTAATTTCATTTAATTCAGATTTAATATTATAAAAAGTATTTATGTTAAAATTATTTAAACATAATTTAGAAAACATAGAATATCCATCTCAAAAAAAATCTTGGGATATAGCTGGTATTATAAAAGGTCACAATGGTTTTTATAAATTTGATACTAGACCTTTACAAAAAACTAAAGAAGGTGAGTTAGGTAAATATAGTTCATTTAATTCTGAAGCAGATAAAATGGTATTTGAAATTAAAGATAAATGGATTATTGTAGATTTAAAAGAATTATATGCTTATTTAAAAAATAATAAACTTAAAAAAGTTTATCTACAAGATTTAATATTTAAATTAGATTGGAATATAACGATATCAAAATGAAAAATAGCTAAAAAAGTATATAATATTACTTAGAGTATAAGACCACCACTCTTATATTCTTTATATTTTAGTATAATTTTATAATTTTTGTTATATACTTTAAATTATGCCATTAACTCAATTAAATTTTCAACCAGGAATTGATACTGAAAATACACCTACAGGTGCAGAAGGTAAATGGATTGATTGTGATAAAATAAGATTTCGTAAAGGACTTCCTCAAAAAATAGGTGGTTGGACTAAATTTAGTTCAGAATATTATGTAGGAGTTGGAAGAGCTTTAGAACAATGGTTTGCTTTAGACGGAGCACGTTATGAAGCTTTAGGAACTGATCGTAAGATATATGTATATCAGGGTGGTGATAATCAAGATATTACTCCTATAAGATCAACAGAAGCTCTTGTTAATGCTATTAGTACTACTTCAAGTAGTAACATTATAACTATCACAGATGCAAGTCATGGCGCTATACAAGGTGACTTTGTCACACTAAGTAGTGTAAGTACTGACGTTGGTGGAATTCCTGCAGCTACCTTAGATGCTGAATATGAAATTTTAAGTATAGCAAATGTTGATGCTTATACTATTCAAAGTAGTGCAACTGCCAGTTCTGCGGTAGGTCCTACTGCTAATTGTACTGTTACTTATCAATTAAATATTGGACCAAGTGAACAAGTTTTTGGATATGGTTGGGGAGCTGGAACTTGGAATGCAGGTACTTGGAATACTCCTAGAACAAGTTCACAAATTACTCTTGACGCAAGGTTATGGTCTATCAATAATTGGGGAGAAGATTTAATAATAACACAAAAAGATGGTGAAACTTATGAATGGGATACTTCAGGAGGAATGTCAAGTAATAGAGCTACAGCTATTGCTAATGCTCCTACTAATTCTACTTTATCTTTAGTATCAACAGAAACTAGACATGTTGTCTGTATGGGAACAGAAACAACTATTGGTGATACAGCAACTCAAGATAAAATGTTTATACGTTGGTCTGATCAAGAAAATTATAATCAATGGACACCTAATGTAACTAACTCTGCAGGATCTCAAAGAATAGCTGGAGGAAGTGAAATTAGATGTGCAAGACCTGCTAAAGGAACTATATTAGTATGGACAGATACTACAATGCAATCAATGTCTTTTATAGGTCCTCCTTTTATATTTGGTTTTAGACAATTAGGTAATGACTGTGGAGCTGTCGGT